GCCCTGAGAGTTCAGCATTGCAACGGAGATCTGCGCCGCCTGTGCATCGGAACGCCAGTCCCCAACAGGACTTATGCGGTCAAACTCGATCCACATTTTGAGCTCGCTGGCGGTTATGGTCTGGCGCAGCTCGTGCAGAGTGCGCCCCATCCGGAGCGCCAGCGACATCAGGAAGAAGGTCAGCGGCTGCTTTACGGCTTTCCCGCTTCTTCCTGACTCATTCCGAGGCCAAGAGCCTGAGCCAGCAGGCGCGCATGCACAGGACCATAAATTTTGGATACCAGCTCCTGATCCTCGTCACTGAATACGCGCTCGCCGTTTTCATCCAGCAGTACGTCAATAAACAGAACCACATCCGCCTCTTTGTTACGTAGGAACTTCTCCGCCTCCGTCAGCGTCGGGGCCTCTTCGCCTTCGGCGAGCTGCGGATTTACGATCTCCCGGAATTTCACCCAGGCATCGCCGGACGGTTCACGCAGCGTTACCTTTGCGCCATCCCACTCAGGGACCGTGATACCGTCTTTTGTGCGATAGGCTTTTGATGCAGTAAGCGCCACGTCGCGTAGTGAATTCTGTGATGTTTTTTGCGCCATTTCATTTTTCTCTTGTTACTTGGTCGAAGGGATAAAAAAAGCGGCCGAAGCCGCTCAGGAACCAGACGCATAAATGCGTTTAGGTTTGCCACGTACACGCAGAGAATAAGTCGCGCCAACAACGGAAGAGGTTGCAGCAGACCATGAGCTCTGACGAACCTCCACCAGCACGTAGAAACCATTACCAGACGGGAATACCACGCGAAGCGCACGCAGTTCGTCATTTTCGTAAGCGGTCTGGAGTGCCTCCTGTGCTGCTTCATCGCCAACCCAGTTACGGGTAATGCTCATTTCAGCAGGCGCGGCGAGGCCGTTGGTTTGCTCTTGTTCAGTTGAGCAAAGCGTAGTTACGTCAATATCCCCTTTTTGACCGCCCGTGAAGGTGATCTCCTTTGTTGCACAGGCCGCTTCCAGCCAGGTAACACCAGCCCCCGGGAAACCTGAGGCATTAAAATCCTCGGCGGTTACGGGTGCGTCGGAGACGGCAAAGGTCATCCCCTTTGTAACTTCATACTTACTGGTCATGATTTCTCCAGATAAAAAAAAGACCGCCGGAGCGGTCTGTGATGGTGAATGAACTTAAACGATCACCTGAAATTCGAGCGTGGCCCGGTGAAAATGCAAATCAGGTTCATAACCAGGCGTTTTGACAATGTTCTCAGGCTTCAATGTTTGCAGGGCTTCCAGGGCCATATTCCTGATCGTACGCGCTTCAGTGATAGTGCTGGAGTAAACATCGACTTGCACCGAAACGGCGGATTCCGCCTGACCGCAGAGAACGTCAGCGGCCGCCTCGGTAATAATCGAGAAAATTACCCAGGGCGGTGAGACTGAAGGTTTCCCGTCACTGCCGAGCGGTGCAACGTAGGGATAAACCTGCCCTCCGGCCAGCGGTTCCAGCAGAGGATAGAGATCGTCTTCCGTCATTTGCTTAATGCCTCATCGATGGCCTGGTTCATGCGCCTGATCGCGACCTCTGTCGCCTGCTCCTGTCGGACGTCAAACGCGGGACGAATGAAAGGATGTGCCGGCATGTTGGCAGTTCCCATTTCAACGAATCGCCAGTAAAAGGCGTTTCTCGGGTTATTAGCCTTCATCGTGTTATCGCTGTTGCCGGTGCGTGGGTTAACGCCACGAATATGGACGCCGGAAGAAATTTCCCCGCGGCGGCGGCTTTTTTGGGTAACCACCACCACGTTTTTTTTCAGTTTTCCGGTGCGTACCGGTGCACGCGCGATCACTTCTTCCTTAAGCACTTCCGCGCCGGCGCGCGTGGCATCACGAAGAACCTTATTGTTTTCAGCGCGGCTAAGCGCCTCCAGATCCTTTGCTATGTCATTTAACCCGGAAATATCGAGGCTCGTCTCTATCATTTTTCAGCTCCCGTTTTGCAAAGAATTTCCAGGCGAGTGCCGGTCGAATTTGCTACCGGAGGACCGATGATATTTAGCACCTGGCCTTTATACGGCCCGCTTAGCACTTCCAGACGAGAAGAGGCGTTCAGGTCAGCCCTCAAGCGCATCCAGACGCGAATAGTTGCCTGCGCCGTCTCCGCGCCGCCTGACAGCTGCTCTCTGCCGCTGATCCCCTTCACCTCGGCAGAAATTGGCCTGCCACCTCTCCACGATTCAACCGGCTGGCCAGATGGATCACGCGAGGTTGTGAAGGTGAGAATTTTTACCCGGTGCCTGAATCGTCCCGGTTCCATCAGGAGCCCTCCTCTGATTCGGCTTTACCGCGCCAGTTGCGATGAATGAACATCATGCGTTCGGCGGCTGCATTCTCATAAAGCTGCACTTCGCTTTGTGCCGTCCGGTGTTCAAACATGTCAGCAAAGACAAGCAGAACGGCGCCCTTAACGGCGGCAGGAATATCAGCCGCAACCTTCCATGCTGGTTCATCGCACCAGCGTGTGCAGTAGTCAAAAGCGGCCTGGGCGTACAGCGTGATCAGCTCGTCCCTGTCGTCTTCCTCAAACTCAATCTGCTGCTTAAACAGACTGAGGGAAATTACATCCAGAACATCTATCGCCATACGTTAAAAGGGCGGGTTTCCCCGCCCCCTCCATCATGAGCCAGAAGAGAAGGTGCCCTTGATGATTGCTGTCGGGCGATAATGCGCCAGCGCCAGACGCTCTTCGCACAGGATGGTCAGCATGTTTTTCACGAAGTTATCGCGGTCTTCACGGCTGACTTCCACGGTGGCATCCATGCGATCCCAGACCTGTGAGGCCATATCGAAACCGCCTACGGTAAAGGTGCCGGCGGCCTGCGCCTTAGTCGGAACCACTGGCAGGCCCCACATGATGTTACTGGTGAATGCCTGAGGACCACCGAAGATATAGCGGCCTTCATTGTCTTTCAGCAACGCGATGTTGTGCCAGTCGCGCGGGTTCAGGACGATACCGGAAGCGCTGAACTCAGACTCGGTCACCTGATAAATAGCGTGAGCGATAATGTCAGCGCGGGTGTCGCCGGTGGCATTCAGCGAGGTGTCATAGGCGGTTGCCACTTTGTTCAGACCTTCAAGGTTATCCCCGGTACCGTCGCCGTTCAGCAGCTGGCCCTCTTCCTTCAGTGCCAGGCCGTACATGAGGCGGTTGTTAATGTAGGACTGAAGCATTGGCGCATCATCCATCACCTGACGTGATGCCTGCACCCAGTGCGCGATGGTCTTCACGTTCGCGGTTTGTTTGCTGAAGGTGATATCCGATTCTGGCTTCAGTGCTTTCTCTGCCACCACGTCGGCGTTATTGGTAAACACCTCTTCACGCACATATTCCAGAGCGTTACTGGAAATGCGGCCCTGCGCCAGCAGATCACGAATGGTAAGACGGCGCAGGCCTGGCATGATGATGCCTGGGATCTGCATAGGCTGGATCAGTGAGCCAGCCGAGTCAGCGTCACTGCCTAGTGACTTGTTAAACGTTTTAGCGCCGAAGGTGCCCTGTTTACCGTCCCATGACTTAATAAGCTCTTCAGCCGCCCGTTCAGAGAAGGATTTCTTCTCACCAGGATTCTCAGCGCCGGATGCCAGTTTCTGTTCCAGATCGAAGAGGCGAGTGCCGGATTTGGTCAGCTCTTCCTGTACTTTCATCAGGTCGGACTGCAACTGTTTGGAAACCTGGCCCGTGCTTTCGATTTCTGCTTTCTGCGCATCGAAAAGCTGGGTCATTTTCTGCTGGGATTCTTCGATAGCTTTTTGAATGAGAGCGAGTTCAGACATAATTATTTACCTAAGTTAGAAGGGAAAGATTGGATGCTCTGAAGCAGAGCTTTGATTTGTGCTTCGTTTCCGTCGCCCTCGGACTCGCTCCGAATCGCTGACTTAAACCGGGCAATTAGCCCAACTGCCTGTGATTTGGTGAGGCCGACTGAATCCCTCAGCCAGTTCTCCACATCACGGATCGTTTCAATGCCGTCGACACTTTTCATGGCTGCAATGCCGGCCTGTTCGTTGGCCGGGAAAGTGCAGACGCTTATTTCACGCAGCGCCTGGACATTCTTGAAAATTCGACCGGTGGGAATGGTGGTGTAATCATCTTTTGCAACGGAAAAGCCAACCGACATGCCCTCAACCGTACCGTGCTGCATTGCAGCTTTCAGATCAGTGGCCCCGCTGTGCCCTGGCGTTAGTTGACCGCGCACATACAGCCCTTTTTGGTCTTCTTCCAGGTTGTCCCATTTTCCTACTGGCAGTTCCCACGTCCTGTGGTTAAAAAACATCGCCACTTTTCGGGTCTGGTTTGCCAGTGCGTTTTTAAACGCCCCGGGAAGAATGATGTCGCCATCGGAATCAGTGTTATTAAAGACAGAGGCATATCCTTCAAAGATCCCCTGCTTTCCGTCACCGGTGAATTTGATTTCTGTCTCGTCGAAAGAGAGCGTTTTTACAATTTCAGGCATTACGGCCCCCATAAAAATTAAGCCCCGTCATTACGGGGCTCTTTGTTGGTTCCTAAGTCGGTGATCGGCACGTATTGCGCCTGTCGCATTGCCACATCGCCACCAGGTAATGGAGGCATGTTGTCAGTTCGACGCATCTCGTTAATGGTGCGGAGCCCAGATTCGCCCATTGCCTTCATAAAGGCTGCGCGGGATGCAGAATCGCCCCTTAACAGACCATCAAGATTATGCTCAGCGTGAATCCGGCCAACATCCTTAGCCGGGATAAGCCAACGCTGAATGCTGTTTTCCCACCGGGAGATATAGGGCTGTAGTGTGTACTGTAGAAACCCGAGATTTTGCTGCTCGATGCCTGAGCCCCAGCTCGTTGACTTCTCCACATCGCCGACAAGGTGAGGCGGTACGCCAAAGAATCGCGCCAGCTCGCTAACCTGGAATTTTCGGGACGCCATCATCTCGGCATCCTGTGGCGTTACGCCGATAGGTGAGGTGGTAAATCCTGCTTCCAGAATCCAGAGCCTTTTTTTTACAGGCCCGCCGGCGATCTCTTTAAAGTTCTCTTCAAGCTGATTTCGCTGTGGTTCGGTTAGAACTCTGTCTCCGGTCATGAGAATTTGCGGAGACTTGGCGCCATTAGCAAAGAAATCACGTTGCTGATCCTCCATCGCCACCGCCACCCCTGCCGATTTACAGGCAAAAGCAATTGGTGACAGGCCGACCAGCCCGGTGAATCCGAAGCCTTTAAGGTGAAAAATCTCTCTCTGCGAAAAGTCGGCGTATTCGCTGTCTCGCTGATAGCGATAAACCACTTTTTTTCCGACAAGTTTCACATCCATACTGGCTGACTGAAGCGGGAGAAGGCTGATCACGTCACCCGCGCTGTTGCGGTCAATCAGTGCATACGCGTTACCGAAGAAACAGAGCTGCATTGTCATGGCCTCTCTGAATTCCTGGGCGGTCATGTACTGATTCGGTGAGTAGCGCAGCAGTCGCGCCAGCGGATTGCTTAAATCCACTTTTTTACGGTTGTCATTCTGGTCTGTTTCGAAGACATCAAGCGGTAAGCATGCCGTGAGCGTTGAAATCAGGCTCACGCAACGCCACACAGTCGAAATTTGCAGTATCCGTTCATCGTTAATGGATGAATCGCCCAGGTGTCCGTGGGCCGAAACAGGCCCCGTCTGTGAGCCCTGATTTGGGGTGACTAAACGCCCGCCGACAAACCAGGACTGAAGCTTTGCCCACCAGCCGTTATTGGTTCGTAGGTCAATTGTGTATTTAGGTTCTTCCATCACATGCTCAGCGGTCGGAAAATGAAGTCATCGAAGTCACCACCTTGTTCGGTAACTTCCCCATTAGCAGCACCAACGGACATCGTCATTGCGACCATGCCATCAATACGGCCCGTTGCTTTGGATTTATCCAGCTTACGGTTGCCAGCGGCATCTTTTACGATCACTGCGTTCCAGGCACACATCGTTAATACCGGGTGCATACCATGCCTCACCCGCCCGTTCAGCATCAGTGACTCAAGGGTGTCTACAGCTGGGCCCATGTCCTTAAAACCCTGCCCAAATTCTACCAATGGAAGGTTCAGGCCGATGTCGTCAGCCTCTTTCCTGAACTGGTCAATGCGCCAGCGGTCGAAGGCCATCGAGGTAATGTCGAAATCGCCAATAATTTCAGCAATATCCGCAACGACGAATGAATAATCAACAGAGGCGCCTGGCGTAGTGCGCAGCAGCCCCTCTCTCACCCAGACGTCATATGGTGCGCGGTCCGTTTTGGTTCGCTCCTCCAGAGTCTTTTCTGGTGTCCAGAAGAAGGGGAACACATCCCAAACCCCATCATCTGCTTCACCGGCGATAACCAGCGCCGTTAAGTCATTCCTTGCTGACAGATCCAGTCCCGCATACCATTTCCTCGATGTGTTAATCGGGATTTCTCCGCACAGCTCCCACACGCTACGGGAGATAAACGGCGATACGGTCGATACGCGCTGATTGAGGTTAAGGTTTCGGAAGGTATTTTCGAAGCTTGGCATTCGACCAGCTTTCTCAGCCTGGCGCGCCATGTCTTTTTCTGACCGGAATGTTCCAAGCGCCGGGTTCGCAGCCAGCCAGGTTTCGCGTTTACTGATATCGGCGTCTTTTGGCGCTTCGTAAACGTGGCAGACGATGTGCGGATCTTTCGATCTGATAGCATCATCAATCCATATGCTCAGCAGGTCTGCATCGTTTGCCGCCTGCGTGCTGATAACGATTAGCAGCGGGTTTTCGTGCGCCCCCTGAGCAGTAGTGATTGCATCGATAAAATCATCTTGCGGCCCTTTCACCTGCCCAGTTTCATCAAGAATTGCCAGAATAGGCGACAGACCATGAGTGGTCTTACCCTCAGCTGATAAGGCCTTGTATTCGACGTTGCAGGGCAAACCAATCAGCTTTTTGCCGCTTGGCGTAATATGGACAATCTCCTGCAATTTTGGGTTCAGATTAACCATCTTCACCGCCAGATTAAAAACAATGGCAGCCTGTTCCCGGCTGAGTGCACCGCTGACAATCTGCGTGTTCTGCACTGCTTCTGGACCAACCAGGTGAGCCAGTAATATTCCGGCAATTAAACCTGTCTTACCGTTTTTCCTGGCGAGACTAAGGATCGCCATATCGGTTCCGGCAGGATTGTCGTAAAGGTCCAGGATGAAATCTTTCTGGAAGGGGTCCAACCGCATTGGCTGGCCGATAAGCTTGCCTTCTGGCACGATGCAAAAGCGCTCAATGAACGCTATTACACGCTCACCTCGCGTCATAGTCTGTTATCCGTGCTTGGGAAAGGCGATCAGGTTGTCGTCCTGGTCCTGATGCCCGTTTTTGGTATTCCGTGCATCACGATCGTTCTGATTACGTTTCTTCTGGTCGCGACTTTCGCCGTTGGTTGCGTGGGAATGGATCTGGAGGTCGCGGCGCTGAGCCAGGATAGTTCGTTGTAGCTCAACAATTTGCTTGCGGAGGTCTTTAATAAGGCCTTCGTCTCGCTCCTCCCCGCGTATACGCTCTTCTTTGCGTAAATCCTTGCGTAAAACGGTGATATAGAGCTGATTATTAGCCAGTTCTACGGCGGCCAGCAGGTCGGCAGGCGTCCAGCTGTCCAGAGCTTTCGATCTGATATTGTCATGCCAGAATGGTTCGGCTTTTTTCTCCAAACCTGCATGGGACGGCGGATCGATGGTGTCCACAGCTGCATTTTTCATGGCCTGAACCGCTGCCGCCGAACTGTCGGAACGGGTTCGTTTATCTGCCATATGTCAACACCTTAAAACTAAAAAAATCGGGTTAGCGTTAAAATCAAACTTTGGCGGCGGTCATTTGGGGCAAAGTTTTTGAAGATTTGATCCCCCCCTGCCCTTGATGGTATTCATTCTCACTTGGAATGATTGCATTTGAAACGATTTCACTCGTTCATAATCTGCTTTGCTTCATCATGCCAGGAGGTCTGCTTATCAACCTGTTCGAGTTTCTGAGCGCCTTTCCCATGCTCGGGCCACACATGACCTGAGAAGGTTAGCGTCGGCACGTTTTCTCCTACCGTGTGAGAGAACTGGATAGAGGTAACAGTCTTCATCGCTACGCCATCAATTGCCAGCTGAACAAACTTACCATCGCGGTATTCAATGATGAGGTCTTTCATTATGTCCTCCAGTGAGACGCAGGATCGAGCGGGTAGCCGTTGGCATCACAGCCTATTACCGCGCCGCTCTTCTCCATTCTCTGTTTCGTTGAATCATGATGTGCTTTGCACAGTGGCTGCCAGTTATCTTTATTCCAGAACAGGAGCTGTGCTTTCGATATGGCCAGCGGGTTACCTGACTTAAGCGCATCTTTCAGTTTGTGGGGCACGATATGGTCAACCACCGTTGCTGGCGTTATGCGCCCCTGCTGCTCGCACATCACACACAGCGGGTGCTGCTGGAGAAAACGCAGACGGGCCTTATCCCATCGGCTGCCATATACACGGGGCTCTTTGTTCATGCCAGTCTCCATGCACGGCGGCGTTCTGTCCTCGGCTCGTTGTCAGGGTGACGCTCAACCGCCGGCA